CCTTCTAACAACTGCGTCCAGGGCCTCGTCACTAGCAACCTTATAAACCTCAATTCCCTTCGTCTTCAAGAGTTCTGTCGCTATCCTTTTGGCCTTCTTACACAGAGCCCTTTTGTCAAGGCTGCTCAAAGTACCGCTTTCGGACGCTGCCAACAACTCTTTTCGTAAGGACTCACTAACATTGCTAACACCCACCTCCAAAGCGTCCAGAATAGCCTCGTCAATCTTCGTCTTCACCAGCAACTTCTGCTCTGCTGCCTTCTCACGAAGGAAGCTAAAGAGCGGCTTTATGCAAGCGGCTATGGCAGAAGTAAGAGCCAGCAGCAAAATCCCCCACAGTGTATCAAGCGTCATTTCTACTCTCCTTAATAATGTTCCACACGAACTCAGGTGACATCTCAGACATACAGCGCCACTCCTTACACCTTCCCCAAGCACTCGTCATCTGACAGGGACGACAGGGGATATCTAGGGAAACCACGGTAACCTCCCTTCCAAGTGGCCTACTTTTTATCTCGGAAGTAGCGCCAAAGAGCACAAACACAGGCTTTCCCAGTGCAGCTGCAACGTGGCCAAGACCATTGTCGAGGGTAACGACAAAGTCTGCGCCGTTAAGAATAGAAACTGCATCACTGAGGCTTGTCTTTCCAACTAGGTCCACGACATTTGGGCTTTCTACACCGAGGCCATCGTTTCGATCTATAACAGAGCCAAGGGCCACAAACGCCATGTCCTTTTCCATCATCACAAAGTCTTTCCAGTGAGGCCACGCCTTCCTAGCCCAGAACTTCCTTCCGACCTTCCCACTATATCCAACCCCCAGCGCCACGTACCGCTGCGGGAGGTTGTACTTTGTACACGAACCAACGACTGGAATATAGGTTGGAGGGGTAGGTCCTACAAACCCCAGCTTCCTAACTGCTCCCATGTTGGCAACTATCTCATGGTTCTCCCGAAGACTCACAGGGTCTGCCATAACCTCAGGGCCGCTGTCCAACTCAATATCTCTGTGCCACCAAGCCCTAATCACCACATCGTACTTCTTGCCTTCTGGCGGTACGTTTATGTATATGTCCCGAATAATTGTCCAGGGGGCTAGCAGCTCTGCCGAGGCAGCTATATCGCTCTTAATCAACACGTCCACCGTGTACCCGAGCTGAAACGCCGCGGAGATAACTGGGCTGGTCATTACGATATCTCCCAAACCACCTCCAGCAGCTACCAGAGCCTCTGGTCTCACCTCAACAACCTCCCAGAGGGTTCGTCCATTTTTCGGACGAACCCTCTATAAAACCTATCCCCAGTCGAAAACGCCAGCATCTAACCTCCTCTGTATCGGCTCAGGATGCTTTCCCTCAAAATGCCTTGTCTCACCTGCGCCAAAAAGGTGAGTGCCATACCTTCTCTCTACGCCAACTGGGTCCTTCCGCCAGGCCAAGAACACCTTGTCAAAGTAGTCTCTAATCACAGGAGGATGCCCGCCTTGGTGCCTATAATACTCCACCTTAGCCCTCAACTTATCAAGAGGCTTTACCCAACTATAGTGACAGTATAGCCTCTCCTTACCACATACCCACTTACGTACTGAAGTGTCCCTGGAGACGAGCCTCCCTTGTGCGGTAGAAGGGCAGTTGTGGTCCACGTAGTGATATCCCTTCCTCCAATGCACCAACTTTACCTGCAGATACTCCTCCCAAACAGACGTACCAAGCGTGTGGAAGTTGTTCCAAAACAGATAAAAGCCAGGCCTTATCACATCATATGAGTGCATAAGAGCAGACGCTCTCCATAGCCCATCCTCAAGAAACACCTCATCCCCATCCATCAACAGCATCCAATCACCAGGCTCCAAGAACCTAGCATATGCATTCCTCTGCTCAACCTTATCCTTCCAGTCACCCTGCACCAGCTCAATCTTCCCATCAGGGTCCTCGAAGTCACGAATGAGCTCTACTGTCCTGTCTGAACTGCGCTTATCTGGCCCGCACAGCCCCGCCTTAACAGCAAAATCATTTCCGCCCTCTACAATGACTATCTTATCCACAAAGTCATAAATGCTCTCAAGGCTAGCCTGTATAAACTCCTCCTCATTCAACACAATATAACATGCCACCACTCTGTCATCAATGTGTCGAATGCCCATCTGATGCCTGAACTTATCCACAAGGCCAGTATCTACCCACCGCTTCTTGAAAATGCGCTTCGTCTGAGCTCTCCCTCCGGGCGGAAACGCTCTACTACCTCCTACATGATGCCTCACAACGCTCTGAGGCACACAGAAAATCCTCCACCCAAGCTGTCTAGCCTTCATGCAAAAGTCCGTGTCCTCCCAGTACCCTGCAGCATACTCTTCGTCTATCCCACCAACCTGCTCCCAAACCTCCCTCCGAATCAGAACGGAGGAGAACGTCACCATCTCCCTCTCACACACCTTGTCCTGCTCAGGATGAGACAAATGCCCATACCCTATGTGTGGGAAGTGCTTACTCCTCCAATCCCACCTACTCCCCAACGACTCTATCTTACCGTTAAACCTCAACTGCTTGCAGCCAACGATACCAGCGTCTGGATGCTCCCTCAGAAAATCCACGAGAGGCTTCAACCACCCCTCCTCAACCTCAATATCGGCATTCAGCAGGCAGATAAACTCGCTATTCTTACTAGCAAACCTATACGCAACGTTGTTAGCCCCTGCATACCCTGCGGCCTCTGACAACACTACCTCTTTCCCCCCACTGTGCAGATAAGGGCCTTCACCATTTGTACAGAGCACAGTCTCCCACCTCACCTCATCCCCTGTGTTCTTCGACAATGAGGCAAAGAGGTTTGGCAAGAACTTCTTTGTATTTCTGTTCGGAATCAGTATGCTCACCTCAAATGGGCCATCTGCAAAACCCTCGACCTTCTCTCCTCCAAAGTACAACTCCACCTCCTGCCTAGCCTGCATTGCAGGAGGAACGCTTATAATGCTGCTGACGCTATCCCTACGAATCGCATAGTGAATGCTAGGGCAATTCCACAGCTTCGTCCAAACATCCTTTGGCTTCAGCGAAGACATGCACCGAAACCCGTGTTCACAGGCCTCCTTTTGCAGTACGGAACACGGTGCACACTCCACCATACTTTGTATGAACCTCGCATCCCTATAATGAGGCACCGTAAGACGAGGCTCAAATGCTCCCCACAGAGAAAACGTAGGAACGCCTGCCATTCCAGCGAAGTGCAACAAACCCGAATCAGTTCCCACGAACAACGCTGCACCAAAGACCACCCTACAGGCCTCCTCCAACGAAGTGCTCCCAATTAGGTCTCTGGAGGAATCCACACAGGTAGGGTGGTCATCCCCAGAATCCCCAAGAAGAACGTACACGATTCCTCTCTTGTCCATCATCTGCAGGAGCTCTTCCCAAAAGCCTATGGGCCACTTCTTCTTTTCGTTCGACCCACCAACGTGTATTGCTACATAGTTCCTCGATCCCTTTGGAAAGGAGAAGCGAGGAAAGACAAGAGGCCACTTATCAATCCCTGCCCTCTCTAAATGCAGGCTAAAATAGTCTGTATAGGCAGCTCTTTCGTCTCTTTCAATAACTCCCCCAAAGTCTATGAGAAAGTCAAATCCTTCCCACACTCCCTTTCGACAGGATTCCTTCGCGGCCAACACCTGATCTACCTCTGGTACGCGGCGCACTAGGGGCGCTATCCACTCAGGACAAGCTAAAGCCAAAAAACACCGTCTTTGTTTAGCCTTAATGGTCGAAGCAACGCTGGTAACGAATAGAACGTCCCCTAGCGCACCGCCACGCCGAAGGAGAATTCTCTTGTCTAGGAGTCCCCGTGGGTCCCCTGGGAGAGCTCCACGGGGCAACTCCTGCACAGAGCCTTTCACGTAGGCCATGCTCTTATCCTGTATAAGCTGTTCCAGTGATGGAAACATTCTTTGCTCTCACAACCGCCTTTTCGATCTCGATCAGGAAGTCTGACCTAGTGTGAATGGTTGCTTCCCAAAGATCCGACCTTGGGTTACGCTCCCACTCCCACTTAATAGACCTCTGAAGAATCATCACGAGGTTCTTTGGATCACACAACCAGATCTCCGCACAGTCCGTAATGGCAGACGAGTACTCAATGTCCTCTGGCATCAGCGGAACCTCGAGGAGCGGAATGCCAAAGGGCTTAACCTGAATGCCCTTTGTAGCACTATCGCCCATCGAAGTAGCCACTTCACTGATGCTATAGGTCCAGTTCTCTGCCAAAGACGGGGGCAGGATGAAGCGATAGTTCGGTTTGTTCCTCTTCCACTTACTGGGCAGAGCTCGAATCATGTCGAAAAAGAGCTTCTTCGACACGCCAGCACCTTCAGCATCAATGTCTTGACCAGAAGGCAGACTGTCGTCCATGATTGCGCTGAACCCATCGTTGGTTCGGAGCAAACGATCTGACGCCGTAGTAGACCCTGAGATAGACTCGTCTCCGGCAATTGCGAGATACTCCAGGTCGTTGCTGATCTGCTTCGCAAACATGGAAGCAATCATCTTCCTTGCTTCAGCGGGAGACGCTGCCTTAATATCCTCCATGAAGTCGGATGTAAGGTCGAAGGAAGAACGAGCCTTCTTTGTGTCATACGTAACGCTTGTTTCAGAGGGAGTACGTTCAGAGTGCGTAAGGGACGCATCCTCAGTAACAGGCTCTCCAAAATACAAGCGGTTGATTTCACCAGAAGGCTCACGCCGACGCGCTACCCTGATGTTCTTGAGCAGAACAGACTCGTCCACAGTCTCGTCAATGAACGCTTGAGTTTGCACTCGGTTCAGAATGACGCTAGGAAGAGTATCTCCGTCAATGGTTGCCTTTCGGATCTGCTCTCTGATGTCCTCCAGCGAACCAGCCTCTACTCTATCTTGCACTTTTGTTCTCACCTCCTTTGCGCTACCTAAAGAAACAGATACAGTTACAACATCACCCTGTTTGGAACGACCCCTTGCCAAAGGTCGTCCTCATCTTTTTTCTTCCCTTTTTCCACAATATCCTCTGCTGCCCTTCCCTGCTCCTTTCCTGTCACTTCCTCCAACTTAGTCAAGCGCGAAGAAAGACTTTCCAGAGACTTCTGGATATCGCCCTGGGCTTTTTTAGTTTCCTGAACGGCAGACTCGAACTTCTTATCCGCGTTTACCACCTGAGCCTGAATGTCCTCAAGGAGAGACACAAGGTCCTCTTTTTTCTCCTCAGAGTCTTCCGCCTTTTCCGTAGGATAACCATACCCAGCAATCTTCACAAGGGTTTTGATCGCAGTCTGAACGCTATCAGGAAGGTCCCCAATAGCGCCCTTGACAGTAGAAAGAGCCTCAGACACTCCCTCAATGGCACTGTCTGGAATGCTCGCCTTTGTAAGGTCCTTGAGATCATCCTCTCCACAGATTTCCTGCACAAGAGCTAAAATCTCGTCCATTCTTTTATCACCTCCTTCATAGCCTTTAATAACAGAGAATCGAAACGCAGACGCTGGACTCCTAACCAACGCAATCAAGTCCACAATCAGGTCTTTCAGTTTGCGCTTAGGTGTTATCACTGGTCATCACCCAACCTCTCCGCAACAGCAGTTCCCTCAATACTCCATCCGTTTATCTTCCCCTGCCGAACATCCTCAAAGAGCTCTCGCTCCTTTTCAAGGCTAACAGACATCCAGAACGACCCCGCAGGTACTTGTTCTCCGCCCTTCACAGTATCCACTTCGGCCTGAAAAGCCTCCAAAATGGGCAATTCTACCATCTTCCCATGGTGCTCGATAGAGAACTTCCTCCCGCGCAGAAGGAAGTGCTTCATCATCTTCCATATTTCCTCCGCGTCTGTCGTATCCCCCTCAAGGTCAACCATGTTAGCGGGGTAGACTACACCTCCAACTACATACTCAGGCTCAGAGGTCATTGACTTGAAGAGAAGGCCACTTTCCTTCTTTCCCTTTTCCAAAACCCACAAAGGCGGAGTTAATGGATCTTCACCAAGCACC